AGTACCCGCCTCAGTCGCCATCACAGGAGGTGAATGGTGATCAATTTGCGCGTAAGGACCCGATACAGGCCCCGACCGAGTACATTCCGCTACCAACGCTATACGCGTAGTACGGGACTACCGACCGGTGCCGCCGTCGACCAGAGTGACGTCAATCTGAAAGAGTTTTACGAAGAAATTCGGGATGAATTCCCGAGTAGACCTACTAAGGTCAACTTCGTAAACCACGATCGGGCAGTAGTTCATGTCAAGAACTGTGGCCGATACAAGGAAAACTCTACACAGGACGTCGAATACACAAGTGCCCAGAACTATGCACCTTTGTGCACAGCTTTGCAAGCACTTGGGTTGATACCCTGGTTCAGCCTTTCGGATGCGACAAGCACGAGCTTGCCGCCTTCGAATTCTGTGTGGTCAGCCGAGATTCTCTCGATGACCGCCGGCTGGGATCCTTTTCCTGTTGGTACCTCTGCGGCTAACTTCGTCCTTGAGCTTAATGAGCTCAAGGGTCCCATTAGCGTTGCTCGCAACGTTCTTGGGCTCGGAGCAAGAGCCGGATCGATTGCCGCAAGAACGCGGCGTATCGGTAGGTACCTACGCAGGAAGTACGGTAGACAGGCGACTATCTCCTCGATGCCCCTCTCGTATTACTACGGGTGGAAGCCTTTCGTGGCAGATATTCAAGCGTTTTCCGCCGCGTGCGAGCAGGTGGAGAAGCAGATCGCGCATCTGAATAAGATACGCGGTCGCTTAGTCACCCTAGGGTCGTCGAGGTCTAAGGACAGTACCGATCTCGGTATTGCTAATCAGACCCCGCCGAACACTAGCACCAACGCTGGTTCCTGGTTACGCCGGGACAAGCTTACCTATGAGCTGAAACTTGGTTGCAAAGTACTCCACGACCTTGACGGTCTCGAGTCTTGGCAGGGCCAAGTGGCAGGATTCACCGGATACCTCGGGTTAAACCGAATTCCGTGGGTCGCCTGGAACGCTGTGAAGTACAGCTTCGTTGCTGATTACTTCTTTAACTTTGGCGACCGGTTGAAGCAGATTCAATTTCCGCTCCTTCCGGGTAGCTATAAGTTAAGCAGCGTTTACTCCGCTCTGAGTGCTCAAGCTACGTACACCTGCTGCATGTCGCAGTGGGGTGGAAGTATCTTGAGCTTCGGAACTGGAGATGCTCGCCGTTACCGGCGATTCTCAGGTCTCCCTGTGCAAGGGTTCACTACGAGCCCGACCCAACTGCAACTGGCGTTAATTGCGGCTTTGACGCATAACACTGTTACGCGTTAAAGTTGTGACTACTCGTCACACACCAACCTTCTGGAGGTTCCTCCCATATGTTCAATCAGAATCTGACGCTTGCTGACGCTTCAGCTGCCAACAAGACTTTTAACCTCGTCTACCAAGACGGGCAAGAGTCTCGGCGTCTGGACGTTAGCACTGACCTCACCCAGCCCCGCCTGATGACGATCCGCCATCAGACGGTGGGTAAAGGTTCAGATATTGGCGATCGTCACAATGTTCTCTTTTCGAAGAGGATCATTGATGCGACCGGCAACATTCTGAACACCTCCGTCTCGGTGGTCGTCACCGTTCCGCGGGACACTGATGTGTCTCAGACGGTTGTGGACGACCTGGTGGCTTTCGCGAAGAATTTCTTCTCGACGGCCAACACGACACAGCTGCTCAGAGGTGAATCTTAGCGGATTCACGGCTAGCGCAAGCTTCTGCTGAACTATGAGGAGGGCTTGGAGGACTACCCAATGGGTATCCGGAAGAGCCCGGTCAACGTCAAGAACGTTGACCTCCTAGTCCAGTTGTTGACTGACATCCATCTCCTGTGCGGCTCCAGTACACGTGAAGTTCAACTTGACGTCGAACGAGTACGTGCACGCTGCCTGAATGAAGGTAACGGATTCCTGACGAAGGCACTTCCCAGACTGGGAAAGGCCTTAGACAGGGCTCTCGAAACCGGAGTGCTGGATCCTCCTGATGGTTTTCGGACCATGAGAGGGACGAACATACCCGTCTTCGGACGTGGCCTGTTCTCACTCCTATTCAGCGCAGATGGCTGCCTTAAGTTTGATTCCCCGGAGGTTCCGTGGGAAGCTACTGAGGCGTTGAGAGGTCTTCGTCAGCTCTGCTTCCTCTTTTACAAAGAGGAAACAGACTTTCCGGACCGCGTAGTTCAAGCTTTGCTTGATGACTTCGTGGAAACGGATTCGAGTCTCCCTACGGAGATTTCGTTAGACGATATCCTTTACAGAGCAAGCCTCTTCTTAGAGGATCTCTTTAAGGATTTTGACCCTCTCAATATCACACCGAAACACGGTCCCGGTGCGGTAGCCACGCGAGAGCGCGGTAACGGTAAGTGGACTTTCGCGAGAAAGTACACTCCCCTTCATAACCTGTACCCTTATTACGACCATTTTATGGTCGGAATGGGACGGGAGTTGAAGGACCGACTCGAGTGGTACAAGGGGCTTATCCCCGCCGAATTCGGCGTGGCTAAAGTCGTTCTAGTACCGAAAGACTCGAGAGGCCCGCGGATAATCTCTTGTGAGCCATTGGAATACCAATGGATTCAACAAGGATTACACCGAGCGTTGCGTG